TTATTTTTTTGAAAAAATTTTAATTCTTTATCATTTTTATAATGTATATATATGCTATATTTTTGGTTGTCAATCTGTGATAAATAATCATACCATAATTTTTCATGATTTATTTCATCATAAATTAAAAATAATAATCCACATTTTTTATTATTAATAGATTGTTGTGATAGTTTTTCAAACTGCATGTTTTCTTTATTTACTCTTATTAATATAACTATAAGAAGAATAATAATACATATGCCAATTAATAAAATTATCATATTATTATATTAATGAAAATTATTTCTAAAATATGTCTTTCTACAATTATTCATAGCATCATCTTTTGTTATATTATCAACAATCATATCAAAATCTTCATTATCAAGTAATCTGATAATGAAATTCATTGAATAAACCCCACATTCCGTATTTTTAAATTGATGTTGTTTTTTATTATATCTTACATCGTATTCATTTGATTTATGATACATATTCATAAATTGGTCAACATTAAAATTACTATTATGTTTTTTATTATACATATAAGTTAATATTCTTCTGATAAATTTAGTGACCCTTTTCCCGGGTTTCTTCCCAAAACTATCAAAATAATATACTTTATTGTTTGTAAGATTTGTATATAATGCAACCCAATGTGAACCTGGTTGGTCGTGTTCATCCAAATTAATAACAATACCTATTTTTGGTGTTTTATTTTCTAATTCCTTAAGATTAATATTATCAATACCCGTATATTCAAGTTCTTCAAAATCATAAGGTAATGCTCCGAGATATTTAAAATCTTTATGTTTCATCATATATTGAGACATTACACTATTTATATCATTTGTACTAAGCCAATCATATTGTTTTTTTGGACCTTTTGGGCGGAATGTATAGTGTTTAATATCAGCATTATTTAATGATTTAACTACTTTTGATTCCAGCCAACATGTTTGTTCGGAACAATTATAACGGTTTTTCATTTTATTATTTAATTCTCTTAATAACATTTTTTTATCATTTACTATTTCTATTGTATCATCATGAATTTTATTATATTGCATTGCAATTTCCTGTAAATTGTCAAGTGTGAAACAGGTCCCATCCTTAAATTTTTTACTAGGTGCGCATTTATCCATTATAAAGTTTGAGAAAAATGTTCATAATATATATTTTGTTTATATTTCATGGCAATCATTTTCCAGAGCCTATCCAATGGAATTTTATTGAAATCATTTATATTATAATGCCTTATCCTTATCAGTTTAACAAAATAATAAGTGAAAATACTGACAATAAAATATTTAGTTTTCATAATAGCTAATGTATCAAATACTTCATTATCATATTCCATTGCAATAGTTCCACTTGTTTCATTATCCATACTACTAACCATATAAGTAATATATGATATTTTAAAAGGGATATAATTAATTATAAATTTTTTACTAAAACAACTATCAATAATAAAATAAATATGATATGGATTAGATATATGTATATTAATTTGTTTCAGTAACATAATTGATGTGATGTCTTCATTATAAAATTTAAGCTTACCACTTGGGGTTGAGTGCCCAGTAAAATATATTAAAAAAATTGGTTTTATAAAATCCTTATAATTTTTCATAATAAGTATAAGATTATTTATGGTAACCATAGTATTAATATAAATTTTTGGCTCAACCCAGTTAGACGATGTTTTATGAATATTATAAAATAAATTATAGATTATAATTACATCATTATTATTATACCCCAATATTATGGGAATAATTTTATTATCCATTAAATGATTAAAATTAAGTATAAAAAAATATTCTCTAATATTTATATAATGTCTTACGAACAAAAGTATCTCAAGTATAAACAAAAATATCAAGAATTAAAGAAAAGTTTAAATTTATCAAATGTTCATAAAATGGAAACGGAAGTCGAAATTCAGGATTTTGTTTTAACAGATACTCCTACAATGGAAAATGTTAATATGAAAGGTGGTGCAATGCCTGAAGATTCAGTTGTTGATTTTAATTTAACTGATACACCTACCAATGAACAACTAGGTGGTAATATCCCATTGGCACCTGCAACATTTGGACCAACTGTTCCTCTTACAACCTGCCCTGGGCAAGTTAACCCTATGCCAGATGTTTCAATGGGTTTATCAGGAATGATGGCTAACTTAGCTGCTAACCCACAAGGACCTGTTATGCCAGCACCTCTTCCACAAGTTGCGGGTGGGGATGAAATAGTTGATGGTAATGAATTAGTAGGTGGTAATAACGAAATAGCAAGTGAAGAATTTAACACTACAACTGATGTATCTGAAATTCAAAATACTGAAGACATTGAACGTCTCTTTAATCAATTTGGTGGTAAACGCGGTAGACCTCGCAAGACTGAAACAGAAAGTGAACACACAGAAAATTCTGCTCGCTCTGGACGCTCTAAAAAATCTAGCTCATCTTCTAGCTCCCATTCACATGGTTCGTCATCTTCGTCCTCTTCATCCGCCTTATCCGACTTTGATGATAGTTTAACAGTTAGTGATTTATAAAAATTGATAAAATATTATATTAAAAAATAATTATTAATAATAATGAACATTATTATTAATAATCATAAACTGATTTCTTCATGGAGTTATAATCTTGATAAAAATACGGATTGTACTATATGTAGATCATCATTAAATAGCGATAGTATATATAATATGGAAAAAGGTATTAGATCAACACTATCACGTGGGTTATGTGGTCATATGTATCATACTGAATGTATTGATCCATGGTTAAAAAATAATATTAAATGTCCAATTTGTTCGCAAAATTATAAATAAATTATAAATTATTATAATAATGCATCCTACTCTTGACAGTCTTGCAATTATATTATTCTCTGCGGTTGGTTTATATATGCTTTTTTTAATTTATCTTAAAATTACAAAAGCTGGAAATATTAAAGATCTAGTACCCGAGGATAAATTAGAAGAATATAAAAAAATTAAAAATAAACATATTATGATATTTATAATTGGTTTATTGGTTGGGTTTGTTATAGTATTGGTTAAGGATAAGAAAATAATAGAAACTGTTATTAATAATAAATATGTTCAGTCTATTAATAATATAAGTGATGTGGAAGATATAAGTGTTTTATAAAAATTGACTATGAGTTAGAAAAGTCTAGGGCTTGTCTAACATTCCCGATTATTTCCAGTTCCACTTATTAAGGCTCTTATTATTTAACAATTTCTTAAGAAATTGTTAAATAAAAATTGATTATCCAACCATATAAAATTTTAATTCTTATATATTTACAATGGAATTATATAAGAATGATACAATGGAAATCGGTCTCGATGAAGCGGGGCGTGGTCCTCTAATTGGTCGTGTTTACGCTGGAGCTGTCATTTGGAATGGTGAAGAATGCCCACTTATTAATGATAGTAAAAAACTCACTGAGAAAAAGCGTGAAAAGGCTCTCAAATGGATTATGGAGAATATTGAATATTGGGGTGTTGGCTATGCAGATGAAAAAGAAATTGATAAAGTAAATATTCTTAATGCTACTAAATTAGCAATGGACCGTGCAATTGAAGATTTAAAAACACGATACACTGGTAAGATTACTAATCTTATTATCGATGGAGTTGGATGGGAGAAGAAATTTACAAATCATAAAGTGGAAAGTATTGTAAAAGGTGATAGTAAATATTATTCAATTGCTGCTGCGAGTATTATTGCAAAACAACATCACGATATGCATATTCGTGAATTAATATTATTAGACCAAACACTTGATACTAAATATGGTCTTTCTAGTAATATGGGTTATCCAACACAAAAACATATGGAAGGCATAAAACAACACGGTGCAAGTATTTATCATAGAAAAACATTTAAAGGCGTCAAATAATTTTTTTAATTCTTACCCGTTAGCTTGATACCCAGAACATTTCCCATCTTGTGAAGGAGATTTCCGTTTCGTGGGGCGGAACCATTCTCATAATCACGAATGATATCAGGGGTAACATTTAGTTGCTTGGCGAGGTCGGTCTGCTTGAGTCCCTTCGCACAACGTGCCTGGCTAATAAGTTTTCCAGTCTCTCGTCCAACGGTGGTTAGCTTGGGGAGTTCATCATCTGCGTCAATCTTCTTGCTCCCACCAACCAGATTAGTAGTATTTCCAGTATGATGAGCAACCTTGGGACCATTTGCCTTTTGGAGCTCCTTCTTGAGCGCCTTATTAACAATAATAGTAGGAATATCGTGAGACATTAATATAATATCAATAGGGTTTAATATATAAAATAATCAATTTTTTTAAACAAGTGTTGCAGCCATTGCATAGAGGACGTCATCGTTCACTTGCACATCCTCAAAGTCTGGGTCAGTCGCAACAAGAGCATCGGTTTGCTCGGAAATCTTTCCAGTCATCTTGCTGATACCAGTCTGGGGAGTGTAAAGAACACGAACCTCCTTCACTCCACACACTGCAATAAAGCGGTTATCTGGAGACAGATCACGGAAGAAGCAGTCGGTCATACTCGTGTGATAACCATCCTCGTAATGCTCAAACTTGTCGATTGGCTTGCCAGTTGAATGATTGAACTGTTGCCAGCCTCGGACACCACCGCTTGCAACGGTGATATCCTCATTCAGATGGCGATGCTTGAAGAACACCGGATAAGGAATATCAAACTCTTGGATAAGCTCAAGGGTGTCTGGATTGAGTGTTCGAGGATTGCAAGCATATAGTGAGAGGAAGAGTGCACCCCGTGGCGTCATATCCATATATCGGAGATGGTCCTGCTCCTTGGTCTTGAAAACATAGGTTGCGAGCACTGCCTTGGTGGCACGGTCAACCAGTGTAAGCCCATCGTATGCCGAACCAAAGATAAGCTTGTCTCCGTGGAAGACAACGTAGATGACCTTTGGAGGAGCATCATAAGTTGCAACTGGTGCAAATCCATTACGAGTATCAAAGATATCAACTCGCTTGTTCATTCCGACAGCAAGATAATCTCCATTGGGGTTGAAACTAACACCGGTAAACATTCGGATATTGTCCTTGCCGGCGGGCATCAGCTCCACATCACTAAGAACAAACACCTCCGAGAAATCACTCAGGTTGAGGACAACAAGGCGAAGCTTGCTACAAACAACCAGGTAGGTGTTATCCGGAGAAAATTGGACATAACGTGTCCAATATAGCTCATCCTTCAGGTCGGGGTCGCTAATATTCTTATAAGAGCGCAGAAGAGCAAAGTCATTCTCCACATCATAGAGATTGACCTCGCCACCCTCACTACAGGCAGCCATAAGGGTGCCATTGTGATTAAATTGGACATTTGTAGTCTCAGTATTGAAATTAAGAATCTTGGCAACAAAGTTGGAAGTAAACTCAGTCTCCATCTGTTCGAATTCGGTCATTACTATTATGAATGATTAAGGCTTTAATGAGTTGTTTTTTCAATTTTTTTGTTAATAAAAATCAATAGATTTTTATTAAGAAATAAATTAATAATTAGATAGAGTTTATCAATTTTTTTGTTAATAAATTAATAATTAGATAGAGTTTATCAATTTTTTTGCGTAAAAATCATATGAAACATATTATATATAGCTATTATATTATCGTTATCATTATTTATAGTATAATTAAACTCCATATTATCTAATTCTATTTCTGATATGTGATTAGCAAGAGCATTATATTGTTCAATATTACTGCTTTCTTTTCTTAATCTTCTTTCATTCCGTTTTGGTGCATCAATTCGAATAATAACACCATTCATACTCTTAATAAATTCATATTCATTTTTAAATCTAACATCAGTAATAATAATATGGTCTATTCCTCTTGCCATATATAATTCACCCATTGCCTTTGTATAACGAATCCATATATCATCACCAAAGACTTGTTTCTTACCTTGTCCTTCTTCCCTCAATAATGTTCTCACTTCATTAGTCTTATCCCCTGATAACATATCAATGGTAATATTATTATGAACCATTACATTTAATTTAATAACATCTGCAAATGATACAACTATACATTTCTGTTTTAGGGTAGTTTCAATAAAAGGAATAAGATGATGTTTTGCAAAATAATCCTTCCCAACACCCATTTTTCCACTAACGCCAATCCACATTATAAAAATATAATATTATATTTTTATAAGATGTAATTATCAATTTTTATAAACTTTAATCGGGAATATTAGAAAAGTCTAAGATTTTTCTAACCCACGATCAATTTTTATAAACTTTAATTAGGAGTATTAATTGGATTTAATACAAATATATCTAAGCCTAACACGGTACCTGTCATAAATAAAACAAATACAATAAATATATGTAATGCTATATATAAAGCTAGT